TGCAGTATGTCTAATGATTTTTGAAGCTGGCTGTGTGTCCAGTTTTTCCAGTCGGCATACCCCGTCCACGTTACTGTGTTTGTGCTTGGATCGTACTTGCACCATTGAGCGGCTCCCCCGTTTAAGTCGTTCAGCTTGTCTTCGTACTTCTTGTACTTTTTAGTCTTTGCGGCTTGAGCATCAGCAACTTCTTTTTTGGATTCAGACACAGCTGCACTGGATTCAGATGCTGATTCCGACTTTGACTCTGAAATAGATTCAGATTCTTCTTTTTTAGATTCAGATTCAGAATCTTTAGATTCCTGAATGCTGCTTGAAGAAATATATGCCATGGCTTCTTTTCGCTGACTGGCGTTCCAAGGCTTCACTTTCAAAGAGCCAATGTATTTCTTACCGTGAGAGGTGAAGTGGAATTTTAAGGGGCTTTCTTTGACAGCGTTCTGATAGTCTTCTGCGTAGATTATGAACATCGCAGTTCCGCTGTTATCAGCGTATTCGTCATCTAAAAAGTTGCTATGAACTTGAACACCGTTAGGGGCCGTGATAAAGAACGTAGCCGAACCATCGGCTTCCGGCTTTATGGTGTCACCGTCTTCTTTGATTTTGACAACCTTCTTCATCTTCACCGATGAGTTAGCATTGTCACTCTTGCTACCTGAGTTCCCACACCCCGCAAGTAGCAGCACACCGGCGACGGCTACGCCCAGAACCATCTTCTTCATATCCCTATCCCCAATACATATTATTTTAAAAACAACGCCCAGTGGCGGAATCGAACCGCCGAACCATGCTGGGTTAAAAATCAACGACCGCCTTAACTACGCGGCCGATAATCCGCACACTCTCCATATCTTCGTACCGGAAGTTGATAGGCCGGAACGTGCTGTCGGTGGAATCTGGGGTGAAGTTAATTATCTGCGTGCGTGTGTCGTTGTAGAACCGCTTCACAGAGTAATTCTCTTCGTCTTCGCAGAAGATTACCACTTCGCCGTCCGACAGGTCTTGGAAGCTGTCGATGGCCTTCACGACCACCAGTGAACCATTCGGGATAACTCGGTTCATGGATTCGCCGTTGATGTTGGTCACGAATAAATCACTGTCACCCGCATAACGTCCAATGACGGCATCGGAGAGTTGGATTTGCTCTACATCGGTGTCAGTGAGGCCGTCCACGGTGGTTAGCGCACCGGCGGCGATATTGGCATCGAAGTAGGGGTAGGTGTGGGAGGGAGAAACGGGTTCGGTGTCTGGAATAGCCATCTTAAACTTAGGGTCAATATCTGACTTTCTGACGCCAAAGGTATCTGCTAATTTTTGAATATTCCCTAGTGGAGGGGTTGTCCGACCTTTAACGTAGCCTGTAAGGGTGCTGCGGGGAATGCCTGTTGCATCACTTAGCTGAACTTGAGTCATGCCGGAAATCCTCAAATAGTAATTGATATTGTCAGTTATTGATTGACGATTTTCTTTGTCGAATGGTGTTAATTCTCCACGAGCCATGTTTATTTTCCTCCTATATAGGTACGACTATATTAAACACCTAGTAAACGCCGAATGCAAATAAAATACGACAAAATGCGAATTTTTTTATTTATAATGCTTGCAATACGGATTAATTCGTATATAATGAATCTTGTAATCAAGAACAACGAGGGGAGGCGACAACATGGTACAACTTTCATTACGAGCTGCGCGGGTTAACGCTGGTTACTCACAAGAACAAGCTGCGAGTGAGCTTAGCATTAGCCGTGCAACACTTAGTGCGTACGAGAAGGACAGCTCCAACATCTCATACTCACTGTTAACTGATATGTCTCATAAGTATGGTATTCCGTTGGACAATCTTTTTGTTGGCGACGAATACGAATTAACCCGTACAAAACGCACACAGGAGGTATAGCAATGAGCAACTTAGTCATTATGCACGACAAGCAGGCGGTTACCACCAGCCTGCAAGTAGCCGAATCATTCGGCAAAGAACACAAGAACGTCATTCGAGACATTGAAAACTTGCTCGAATCTGGCGGCTCAAAATTGAGCAGCCAAATGTTCGCCATCAGCGCCTACGCAAACCGCGGCAAGCAGTACCCAATGTACTACATGAACCGCGACGGCTTCACGTTGCTGGCGATGGGGTTCACCGGTTCCAAGGCTCTCCAATTCAAGCTCCAGTATATTGACGCCTTCAACCAACTCGAACATCAAGTAAGGCTTCAGGTTCCACAGACATTACCAGAAGCGCTGCGACTCGCAGCCGACCTCGCCGATGAACGAGACCAAGAACGCTCTGGTCGCCTCATCGCTGAACAGCAAGTGGGTGAGCTTCAACCGAAGGCTGACTATTATGACAAGATTTTGGCTAACAAGTCGCTTATCACTATCACCGCCATCGCCAAGAACTACGGCTGGTCAGCGCACAAAATGAACCAAGAACTCCATGCTTTCAAGGTTCAATATAACCAATCTGGCAGTTGGTTCTTGTATAGCAAGTACCAAAACAGTGGTTACACGCACACCGAAATGATTGAGGTACAAGGCAGTGACAAGCTTCACCCACAAACGAAGTGGACGCAAAAAGGCCATCTGTTTATATACGAACTGCTCAAGAAACATGACATCTACCCGATGATTGAGCGGTTAGACGTTCAGGAGGTCTAGCCCATGACAGCACGCAACACAGAAGATGCCAGATAAGTATAAGGGTCTGCACATTGTGCATACCCCATCACTCCAAATTTTTTATTACATTATCTCACTGAAAGGAAGCAAAAACATGGCAGACAAAGAGGACATGGATACGAAAAAGGTACAGACACAAGAAGACGAAAACGTCGTTACCAAAATGGTAATTGATTTGCTCAAGCGAAAAGGCTTCACATTTGCCAACTTTGAAACGGTTGTGGCACACGTGAAGTCTCACTACGAAAATAACGCAACTATTTGATCCAGTGGTAACGGAAAGATTCACTTGACCCGTTCTCGACAATCAGATACCAGCGTCCTGCACCGGATACTGTAACTGTTGCGAAGGAGGTGTAACTATGTACATCCATGAGGCAATTAGGCAAGAAAAAAAGGTCAACCGTGGTATCGCACGGAAGACCTGGAGTGGAGCGTTTTATCTGATTCCAACGTCAGGGCCAGACGGCTTTATATGCGCCGGGTACCAGCACCGGTTAACACCACGATGGGAGCCAAATTCGGAAGACCTTACCGCTAATGATTGGTATGTTGTCGGGTCACAAAGCTTTTACGAGAAGCTCTATAGCCGACTTCACGCCGTCCTTGAAACGATTCTGCATTCGCGCAATCGCAACGTTGTCATAAAAAGTTAGGAAGGGAGTTGATTCACATGTTACTAAACCTTGAACTCACAGACGCCCAGATCCATCAAATCGCTTTAGCGGTTAAGGACGACATGCACGAATCAAACACAACCAATACAAAATTCACCCCGCTCGCCGAACTTATGCGGGCCACCGGTAAGTCACGTGAGTGGTTCGTTGGTCGCGCTGACCCGTGGCACCCACGTGAGGGCGCGCTGAATCACTACCGCAAGGAACTTGAGGGAACTCTGGTTAACTATCCAAGCACACCAAGAGGGCGCTACGGCATTAACCTGCCACGGATGATTGACTGGGTGGCTGTGCACGGATTGGAGGACTACTGATGGCTGAAGTATTCATCTGGGCGCTAACTCATCAGCGTGCTATTGCTGGCTGCGTGCTGGCATTCATCATCGGCATGTTCGTCGCTGGCATCATCATTGAAGGTCCTCGCAGAGTCTGGGCGGAACTCTTCGCCACTGAAGGGAGGACTGAATAATGAATAACCGCGAGATAGCGAAGTTTATGCGGGCGCGGCAGCTAAAAGACCGCAACGAGCAACGGGCAATCGAAAACGCCAATGATCCATTGGTGATTATAAACTTGCTCTACGAACAGAATCTGAACGTGGAGGACATGTCAGAAGCGGCCGAGCACATCACACTTGAGGATATGTGCGACTGGTACGACTGGGAAGTTTACCGGCTGGAACGCAAGGCGATGGTTACGGCATGACACTAAGAATCAGCGACGTAGCACGTAAGGATTTTTTCTCGCTAATGACGCGCAAGGGCTACACCGTTCCCAGACTGGCGATGATTACTGGGATGAGCTCCAGCACCATTCGCCGCTTTCTCCACGGTGGGACGCCAGATGCATTCACTACAAGAAGGCTGTCTGAAGTGCTCGGGATTAGCGCACAGTCCATCTATCACTGAAGGATGTGAGACACATGCACATGACGAAGGAAAAGTACCTAATCGGTTCCGACGTACTGGCCTACCTATACCAGCGGCAACAAGCATTAGCTGACGCGTTGGCACTGGCGGTCGAAGACAGGTGGGCACGCGCAGACCTTGAAACAGTCGCCGTGCAGTACCGCGAAGTCGGTAAACTCATTGACGAGATAGAAAAAAAGCCCGCAACGGAGGTAACCGATGCGGACTTGGATAAATAGATTGGTAAATACATTTACAAGGAGATTATAACACATGGCAACAATGTATGAGCTACAAGGTAAGTATCACGAATTGTATGAACTTGCGGAAGACGGGACGATTGATCCCGCACTGCTGCACGACACGATGGACTCCATCACCGACGCAATCGAAGACAAGGCTGTCGGCTACGTGCAAGTCATCAAGCAGGTGGAAGCCGATGCTGACGAAATTGACGCCGAAATCAAGCGCCTCACCGAACGGAAAAACAGTTACACGCGCAACGCCAAGACTCTCAAGCAGGTGCTTGTAGGCGCAATGAATGACGTCGATGCCAAGAAGTTTAAGACGCCGCTTTACACAATCTGGGTACAGCAGAGCGCATCTGTAGCACTCGAAAGCGATGACCCCATGAAGCTACCCGTGCAGTACGTCAAGGCAGCCACCACTTACAAGGTGGACAAGAAAGGCATTGCCGCCGACCTCAAGGCTGGCAAGGAAGTCAAAGGGGCGAAGCTCGTGTACAGCGACTCGCTACGAGTACGCTAATCATGGATGAGCATAAATTTATCATCACATTCGACAACATCGGCACGGTGCACGTTGAAGGCCGTGGAACTTCTGAGGACTTGCTTAATGGCATCACGACGTTGACGTCTGGACTGCTCAAGCACGAGCCAGATCTCAAAATTGACGACATCTGTGACCATCTGCGAGAGGAATTCAAGGAGGGCAAAAATGGCGGACGAATCAACTAAAACCACCGGCAAGCAGCGTCTACTGCTCAAGATTCTGGCGGCTTCCAAGTCTATTAAGGCTGTCGACAAGGACGGTAGCAATGACTTCAATCATTACAATTTCCAGAGTGAGGCGGCAATCAAGGCGGCAGTCAAGCCGGCGCTGGAAGACAACGGCCTCATGATTTTCCCAACCTATGAGATCGTGGGACAGCGGGAAAAAGGCAAAAACTGGGTCGTGGATGTTATGGGCACATTTACCATCACTGACGGCGCCGAGAGCTTTACCGTCACCATGCCTGCAAGTGGTACAGACGTCGGCGAGAAAGCCACCGTCAAGGCGTGCACGACCGCACAGAAGTACATGTATAAGCAGCTATTTAACATCTCCGACCGCGACACTGATCCAGATGCGGAGAGCGTCCCAGCGACAAATCAGGCGTCAAAGTATCCACCGGCCGACCCCAAGATGATTGAGGCACTCAAGACACTAGCGGCTGACACGGCGCAAAAGATGGGTGCAGATTACAAGCAGTTTTGTAAGAACGTGTTTATGGCGGCTCATATTGACGTACGCAAAGGCTGGAACCTCGACACGCAGGAGTACAAGCGTGTAGACGCGACTATCGCGCAGATGGCTAAGGGGTGATTGTATGCGGCTTACAGGCAAGCTGACGAGCGTCGAAGGCCAGCGCCTGACCGTGGTGCTAGACGACAAGCCGGACGTGCTGAGGCTCAGACAGCTCAGCACCAAGAAGCAACCAAGTGTGCAGGTAGACGTCGAGGATGGGCGAAGCATTAGCCCTGACCAACGCAAGAAGGCGTGGGCGCTCATAAACGACTTTGCATGGTACACCGGCTACTCGCCGGTGGAGATGGAGCAGGTACTCAAAGCCAACTACATGGCGCTCACCGGGGCCGACTATTTTTCGATGGCGGATACCAGCATGGAGAACGCCGCCGGATTCCTCAGCAGCATTCTTGACTACGGATTCAATAACGAGATTCCGTGGCAATTGAAAAACATGGACGCCATTCCAGACGACTATCCACTGATGATACAGTGCCTCAAACATCGCATCTGTGTCATCTGTGGCAAGCGCGCCGATATTGACCACGAGCCAGCTATCGGGCGCGGATACGACCGCAACCACATCGACAACCGCAAATTCAAGTTTTTTCCTTTGTGCCGAGCACACCACACGCTCCGCCACAGCAAGGGCATCGCGTGGTTTATGGATTATTACCACATCAAGCCGGTGCGATTGGATGAGGACACGATTGTCGCGCTCCACCTTAATAGCCGCAAGCAATTACGGGAATTCGACGAGGAGGCAAGCAATGGCAGAACGCCGAATGTTTAGCAAAAGAATAACGAATAGTACCAAGTTTCTAAAAATGCCATTGAGTACTCAAGCACTTTATTTCCATCTCGGGTTGAATGCTGACGACGACGGAGTTGTAGAAGCGTACGTCATCATGAACCAGCTCGGAGTAACCGAGGATGAGCTAAGAATCCTTGTAAGCAAGGGATTTGTAACAGTACTCAATGAAGACCTTGTCAGTTACATCAATGACTGGCAGGAGAACAACAAGATTCGGGCCGACCGGAAAATCGACAGTATCTACAAGCCGTTACTGCTGAAACTGTTACCGGAAATAACAACAATCGCAGCCAAGGAACGCGCTGATACTGGCAAGAAAACCGGATGGACGTCCAATGGACAACCAATGGACAACCAATGGACGGCACAGGTTAGGTTAGGTAAGGATAGGTTAGGTAAGGATAGGTTAGGTAAGGATAGAAAAGATATTAGTGCGGAAGAGACTCCCGCACGGTATCCGTGGACTGACGTCGTGGACTACCTCAATGAAAAGACCGGCGGACACTACCGCCACACTGACAGCAACCGCCGTCTGATTGAGCCACGACTCAAGGAAGGCTTTACGCTGGCCGACTGTAAGCAAGTCATTGACAACAAGGTAGCCGACTGGGGCAGTGGTGAGATGGCGACGTATCTTCGCCCGAAAACGTTGTTTCAGGCGTCGAAATTCGAGGGCTACCTCAACGAGAAACCACGAGTAAGCGCAGGAGGTGAGAGCTATGGCGGAATTGACTTCTGATGCAATCACCAATAGCGACGCCTTCCACGAGTACCAGCGCGTGCACACAGCCACTCACAAGGTGCCGGGTGCATTCTGCGAGATTCATCCCGACCAGCCTCTATGGCAGATAGGCGAGCAGGGGGTGCCGTTCTGCAAGCAGTGTGTCGCTGATCGCATCGCACAGCAAAACTCTGACATGTCGGTCATGGCCGCATGGCGGGACTACGTAGCCGGATTCAGTGGCGTCCTCGCTCAGAAATCCATCTGGGACGATGACGAGATGAGTAAGGCGACGTTTGACACGTATCACGCAGAGCCTGGCAGTGAGGCACAGGTCAACAAGGACAAGGCTCGCCGAATTGCCGGACGCTACCTAGACCGCAGTTATAAGGCCAACACGATCATTACCGGCGTCCCCGGGCGCGGTAAGACACATCTGGCCGTAGCCATGCTAAACGCCGTCAATGACCACATAGCGCCTCCTACGCACTGCTTGTTTGTGAGCGTCAACGAGTTGGTACGCAGGGTTAAGCAGAGCTTTAACGACAAGGGAGCACGGTACACGGAAACGTATGTCACTCGTTTGCTTGGATCCGTCAACCTGCTTGTACTGGATGACCTCGGCAGTGAGGCCAGCATGCGCAGCGACAAGAACGAGGCGACCGACTGGGTGCAGCAATTGCTCTACGGCATCCTCAACAAACGCCACGGCCGGACAATAATCACCACCAATCTGACCAGCAAGGAGCTGCGCCACATGTACAACGACAAGCTCGTCAGCCGGATGCAGCGGGGTATCGACTCGCCGGATATGGTAATCAAATTTACGGACGCCACTCGGGACATGCGCGGAGGATTTTACTAGATGGATTGTGCATATTGTGACAACCGAGGCACTTTCTGGGTTGAAGACGGGGCACGTGTGACGTGTATCCCGTGCCCGGTCTGCCAAGGCAAGAGCGTGAAGCTCACAGACTTACGAGCGGCACGCAATCGAATGAAAAGACACTACGCGGAAATGAACCGCACGAAAAATTAGGAGGATACAGCAATGACCGAAAACATGAAGCACATCGACGTGACAGCAGAGCAAGCACTCTTGCTCGCAGAAGTGGTACACAGCCTCAGACCAGCCAAGGAGGGCGAATAAATGATTAATGCAGTAGCGCTGACCGGGCGCTTAACCGGTGACGTAGATCTCCGCTACACACAAGGAGGCACGGCAGTCGGATCGTTTCGACTTGCTGTAGACCGCAACTTCACTAACGCACAAGGGGAGCGCGAGAGCGACTTCATCAACTGCGTAATCTGGCGGAAGAGCGCCGAGAACTTTTCGAACTTCACACGTAAAGGCTCGCTAGTTGGCGTGCAAGGACGCATCCAAACGCGGACGTACGACAACAACAGTGGCGAACGCGTCTACGTGACGGAGGTCGTGGTCGACAACTTTGCACTGCTTGAGAGCCGGGAGACGACGCAGAACCGCCCACAAGGCTCACAGAACGGCCGACAAGGCGGTCAGAACCGTCGGCAGGGGAATTACAGCAATAACCGGCAGAACGGCTCACAGGGACAGCAGAGAGGCCAGAACCGTCAGCAAGGCGGGTATCAGCAGAACGGCGACAATGGTCTGCCGGACATCAAAGACGAAGACTTGCCATTCTAGGAGGCTGAGACGTGAGCAGATGGGATTTACTAGCCACGCTGAGCAATAGCCGGCTGTGGTATCCGGGACGACCACACGGGACGCTGTACGGCTACGCAGTGTGCAGTTGGACGGGCGACACGCAGTTCAGCCCGGTATTCGCCACACGCGGACTCGCTAATGCGTGGCTACACGAAAAATACGAGCACACGGAGCGACACGGCCGAAAGCACCAGCAAGTGGTGACCTCGTACCCGTGTCCGGTGCACATCGTTAGGGTGGAGCAATGAAAAAACAACCACGATTCAAACTATCGTTTGCACAAAATAAAATAACAATCCAAACATTCGAGTACGACCAAGTTTTCGGCATCGAAACCGACGGCGAGGTCATGCTCGACCGGAAAGGCGTCACGCGTCTCCGAGATCTATGTTCGGTGTGGCTATCGAGGGGGTCAGTAGAAAATGAACAAGGAGACTGAACTGGGCATCAAGAAACTGCATGCCTTGGAAGATGAGATCGGAGCACGTGCAGTTGGCGAGCTTGACACGTATGACCCGCGCCTCGTCGAAATCCGCAAGCTCTTTACTGCCGGTCGGGAATTGACCAAGCGCCAGAAGCAAGTAGCTGATCTGTACAACGCAGGTAACAGTGTCAAGAAAATCGCTGAAATGCTGCACATGGCAACAAACAAGGTCAATGAGCACGTCCGCAACGCACGAGCGCGGGGTGGATTGACCAAGTGGCAGCAAGTTGAGTACCACATCGGCAGCAAGTACGGCACAATGCCCGAGCTGGCCGAGTCTCTCGGCATCAGCACAGAAGCCCTATACTGCCGAGCAAAACGCGGAGCGGTGCCGATGAAGCGCACAGGGCGGATGGTACTGCGAAAGGAGCGGCGAGTATGATTCCAGACACAGAAGAAGGAATCCCCGCAGGCGCGGCATGGGCGTACGAGGAATGGCTTAGAGAGCAGGAGGAAGAAGAATGAGTATGTATGTAGTGAAGAACGACAATGGTGAGTTTTCGGACGCTTGCGGCACTTTTGGGTGGTGGGGGTATCTAATTTCGGGATACGACGCACAGAAGGTTGCCGACAACCTAGCCGAAAACAATGGTGGTCACGTGGTCGAGTTAATCGAGAAACCAGAGCCAGTTGTGGTGAGTGAAGAAGAAGCTGAAATGTTGGAACAAGCTAAACAGAATACAAACCCGTTCTACATCCTATGGTGGAACAACACTACAGTAACCAATGACCATAATCAGCAAGAACGACTCATGCGTGCCTACGTCAATGGCTGGACTGCGAAGAAGCCGAAACGCTTCGCCCTGCCGATGGATGGTACGGAGCTGGCGGATGGAACTGTTGCTTACGCCGCACTAGACCACACCGGCGTCTGGACGATTAAAGGATATGCGGAAAAGCAAAGCACGGTTGCATTCCATAGCACCGTCACCCAAGCCGACATCGACGCAGCCCCGGACTGGGTGAAGGCAATCAAACCTGTGGAGGTGACTGACGATGAGCAATGAGAGAAAGCAGGACGTGTTCGAGGACTTAGTCGAAGAACTAGCAGATGCATACATTGCCTTGGACGGTGAAGGAATTGGCGAAGATCTTACTAACGAAGACAAACAAGCCTATCTGAAGGACTATGACGCCGCCTTGCCAGATAATCTGCCGGTGATTCCGAAAGCGGTTGGCGAATATATTCAGTGGGGTAAGTCATACGATATTCAGTTCTACATGATGTACAGCTTCAAATTCATTCACAGTCAAGGGTTCAAAAAACTAACGGATGATGTGGAAAGCTGGATTATCAGCTCAAGCAATACATTCGCTCGTGCATGGGTGCTAGGTGTCTGGCGCGTTGAGGAAACCGGAGAAATCGTGAAATTGGAGGCGAAGAAATGAAACGAGAGATTAAGTTCAGAGGCTTACCAATTTGCAAAGATAATGACGAGCTAGACTATATCAACTTTGATCGTGATGGTAACTTTGCTGTTGGCTTTTATGAGGATGGATACATCATTGGCAAGGCTATTGACGCCAGTGAAGATTATATTTCCCCAGAATTTTGGGTAGCTGTTGATAAAAGCACCGTTGGTCAGTATACCGGCCTTCACGACAAGAACGGGCGGGAAATTTACGAAGGCGACATTGTACGTGTGCAAGAGACGATGGATGGCGGCCGAATCGTCTGCCTTGAGGCGATTGCTTCTGTTGTTTGGAATGATGAGCGCGGTTGCTGGGGGTGTGATGGCGAGTTTGAGGGCCATTTAGCAGATTATGCCTTTGGCACAGTGCTCAATTTTATGGGTAATGTCTGCGAAGTAGTCAGCAACATCTACGAGAACCCGGAGCTGATGGAGGTGACCAACAATGATGATTAAGCTAGACAGCGGTGACTATGTAAACACGAATTATATTGAACGATTGTGGATGATTAATGAACATGACGGTTTCATCAGGTTTGCTAACTCTCCAGACGTCCCTATCAGTAAAAACGATCGTGGCCTTATTCTAAAGGCGATGAAGCCAAAGATTATGCTTACTTTAGGTGAATCTGGGAAACTTGAGCCGACTATTTATCATGAAGGCGGAATAGATTATGGTGCCATGGCATTTTCACCGTTAATTAACGGCCATGAGGTGACTGACGATGAGCAATGAGACGAAGTGGGACGTGTTCGAGGACGCATTGAGAGCATTGGAAGAGTTCGGCGAGCAGGGAAGTAGTTGGGAGATGGCCTATGATGACTTAAGCGCCCGTTACTCTGCGGCCAGTGACGATGCCTTGCCAGATAATCTGCCAGTAGTTTCAAAAGATGTTAGTAACACCATGATAACCTATCGTTTTCTTTGGTGGAAAGAATTCTTGGACAAGGCGTATGACAATAAGCTAAGTGGCGATGATGACATCAATTATAAAGTTAGATCAGAATCCGCGGAAGTTGCCCGTGCATTGATTCTGGGTGTCTGGCGTGTTGAAGAAAATGGCGAAACCGTGAAATTGGAGGTGGATAAATGACATTAGTAAAGCTAGATAGTGGTGACCCCGATTGCCCGTACTGCCACAAGTCAGGGCGTCACACGAACATGTACGGACTAATCCCCACTAACAAGCCGTACTACCAGCGCATATCGCGGTCAGTGCGAGCCGGTCAGACGCTGTTGTACACTGCAGTACGCAGCACCGGGTTCGCCGTGGCAACGCCAATTAACTTCTGCCCTATGTGTGGGAGGCACCTATCCAATGACTAAACCACAAGCAGAAAACGAAATCCGGTGGCAACGCGAACACCCCGAACGCAACCTGCAACTGGAAACAGTCAACCTAAGCCGCACGCTGATACACTGGTTGCGTGCCTATGAACTGGTTCCAGACGTTCAGCGCGCCATGACCGACAATCTCACACGGTCAGCAGTAATCCAAACACTGGGGGTGATAGATCGTGGGAAATTTATTTAAGGCGATATGGCACATGACGTATATGCAGGGCAAGCTAGTTGAACTGGCCGTTACCTTAATCATCATTGCAGGCATCGTGGTATATTACGCGGTAAATGAATGGAGGTCTAAGCATCATGGGTAAAACAGGACAGCGATTGCACCAGAAACGGCGGAACAAAGCAAAGAAGGAGGCCGAAGCAAATGCGCGGATTCATAATCCTAGTGTCATTCCTATCACTGCTCTGGCTGGCATTCGAGACCGGAGCTAGTCTGGCGGTTAGCTGCCCACTCTGGGTGACGGCACTAGAAGCATTCCTCGCCGTGCTCACGCTAGCAGTATTGGTATCAGCGATTCGAGGCGATGATTAATGTATATCGAGATTAATACCGGCCGCCCGGCGGTGGCCGTGCAGTTTGACGGTAGTCACGAGCAACGCGTGCGGTATCGCATCAAAGATACGCCGATTCAGGCGCGAATGATGGGCGCGCCAGCGTACTTCCGCGACGATAAGCCTGTCAGTATCGGTGACTGGATTATCGGCGGAACTCTGATTATCTCTAATGCTGAGTTTAGCAGTCGCTACACCATACAATGAACTGCTCAACAAATTATTCATGTCTATGATGGAGGAAAAAATAGTGGAACGAGCAAAGTTTAATTACCTAATTCAAATCATTAAGGACTACCCGAACGTACCGAAGTACCTACACGAGCGCGAAGACGAAATCCTTCACCCGTGGCGGGATACTGACGGTAACATCGGAGGTGGCCGTGCAACGCCGTCTAACGGTCAGGAACGCTTGCTGGTGAAACTGTCCGATGACCGGCGTTTAAACGCCATACGAACGCAGTACGACGCTGTGGGGAAGTGTCTAGCAAGTGCCGACCCGGATACGTTTCAAATTATCAACGAACTGTGCTTGCAGAAGCATCAGTACCTGACTGTGGATGGATTGGCAAACCAGATGAACATAACCCCGTCAGCGATTCGCAAACGCAAGGCCAAGTTCGTTGAAGCACTTGCCGATGAACTCGGCGTATAACTTTCCCAAAACGTTCCCAAATGGCACCTAATTCTGCCTTATATTGGTAGAGTAGACATGTTGAGAAGCTCATATTTCCAAAAAATATATTGCTGCAACACAATGTAATCGTAGTGCCCTATCACTGCGACACCACCCGGTCAGGTCAAACTGCTGGGTGGCATTGTAGTCGGACTATTCACCGACTACACTCACCCGGGCAACCGGGGTACATATTGGAATATAGCCAAGTGGTAAGGCAAGAGGCTTTGAACCTCTAATCGCAGGTTCGAGCCCTACTATTCCATTAGGTTAAGCAGGTGCGTAGAGCACTAACGTGGTTGACTATCCTCAATACAACAGTGCCAGTAGCCCAGTTGGTAGAGCTTAACGTCGCGGGTTCGATTCCCGCCTGGCACATACGGCACAGCCGTAAATATTTTATTGGTGGACTATCATCCGCACAATACATCTTAACAGTCAATAGTCACTCACTTTGTGGGTGGCTATTTTTTATGTGAACTGGAGGGCTACCATCGTGCAGACCAAGCTAGTATTCGTTAACGGCCACCGTAAACTCGTACCACTTGATTACCGTCCGCGTCAGGATTCAGACCGTGCGTATAACAGGCACCGGACGCAGACTAACGGCAGGTACGTGGCGTTCTATCGGTCAGCACAGTGGCTGCATTTACGGAAACAAATACTGGAACGCGACAACGGTATCTGTCAGCGATGCGGCATGGAGGCGACGCTCGTGGATCACATTGTTCCAAGCGAAGACGATTGGGACGACCGGCTGAATGCCGACAACCTGCAGTCGCTATGCAAGGATTGTCACTACTACAAGACGCGGCGTGAGACGGCCAAGCGAAAGAAAGGTGTGCATCGAGCTATGCGGATTAACATCATTGCTGGTTATCCGGCGAGTGGCAAGACTACATACGTTGCCAACCACTGCGGAAGTCACGACTTAATCTTCGACTATGACGCAATCATGCACGCACTGACGGGCTTGCCTGAACACACCAAGAACATTGATGCACACGACTATGTAACTCTCATTCGTGAACTAATGCTTCGCAAGCTCAAGGCAGAACAAACCTTCGACAACGTTTGGATTATCACAACGTTTCCAGATGAGAAGCTCGACAGTATGTTAGTCAGTCGAGACTTGCATCATCTCATGCTTAACACATCAAAAGAAGTTTGTATTGAGCGATTGAACAAACAACATCGAAACGCTCCTGAAATTGTGAAGGCAATGTCACGGATTGATGAACAGAAATCGGAAGGAAAATTTTCCGGATTCGAAATTATCGCGCAATAAAATCCCCACCCCACCCCCGTCTATTTTTTCGGGGGCTAGATTTTGGGGCTTTCCTGAACGGATAGCCTCTTTTTCACATCCCAATTTCCATCAATTTTAAAGGTTGCTGTGGTGAGAGTGTCCCATATTATTACTATTTAGGAGGTGAAAGTGGGTAATGGCTAGAAAACAGAAGATACTGTCCCAGTCTCAGGGGCACTTAACCGTACTTCAACAGGAAGCAAAGATGCAGGCCGAGATTTTAGCTGCTGATGGCTTGCCGGAATTGCAGAAGACACCGCCAGCACATCTTGAACCGATTGCTAAAGCCGAATACCGCCGCATCGTGGGCAGTATCGGCAAGCTGCCACTGCGGAATCTGGATCGTACTGAACTCGAAGCATACTGCACGTGGTATGCGAGCTATCGCCACATTGTGGATGCGATGAATAAAGCACAGGCCGATGGCAGTACAGAGGAATATTTAGGTTATTTGAGCCAGCTGCGCAAGGCTACGGACGCAATCAAGGGTCTGGCGAGCGACTTAGGCTTAAACGTCAACAGCCGCATGGCGATGAATATGCCGAAAGTGGAAAAAGAGAAGAAGTCACTCACGGATATGTTTGGATAGGGAGGTTATACGATGAAATTAACTGTTAAATATACGATTAATCACCCTAAACTGCTAACAGTTTGCGCAGCTCCATGGGTTTTGTTGGGACGACGCGTCCCACGTTGGGTGATTAACCGGTTTGTGGTGATTAAATGAAATTCACAGACCCGACCCCAAATTTTATAAAACGTGTGCTGGACGGGCGCTTGCTAACGTCCGCAGCGGTATTGCAGGCGGTCAAACGCCAGGAATCCGACTTAAAACGTACCGACTGGCGCTGGGTATGGGATGCGGATCTTGCTGGTAAGGCTGTAAAGTTCATGGAGTTTCTGCCTGAACCAAAGTCCGGCCGACCACAACCACTAGCACCGTTTCAGAAGTTCATTATTGGCGTTTTATACGGCTGGGTGGACAAAGACGACCACACAATCAGACGGTTCACGGATGCGTTTATCAGTATGAGCCGAAAAAACGGTAAAAGTCTGCTAGTGTCGGGTGTTCTACTCTATGAGTTCCTATTCGGCAAGAATCCCGCCAATAAACGCCAACTCTACACCGCCGCCAACGACCGCAAGCAGGCTAGCATCGTGTTCAATATGGTCAAAGACCGATTACGGGCGCTCTGCCGAAAAGACCCGGAAATCAAGCGTATGGTTAAAATTACGCGTGATGAGATGGTTAACCTCGACGATGGCAGTACGATTCGCAGTTTTTCGCGTGATGCGGGACTAGTCGATGGTTATGAGCCGCACGTTGCAGTAGTTGATGAGTATGCGAACGCCAAAACCACGGACATGCTCGAAACGCTCGCTTCTGGGCAGGTGCTGTTACCTAGTTATCTGACGTTTATCATCTCCACCGCCGGATTCGATATGAACGCGCCGATGTTCACGCAGAACTACCCATACGCTAAAAAGGTGCTCTCTGGCGAAGCCGAGGGCGAGCGGTATTTCGCGTTTATTGCTGAACAGGAATCAGTCGAAGAGATTAATGACGAACGCCAGTGGATTAAATCGAACCCACTGATGGATGTGGACGTTTTGCATGACCAAATTCACGACTATTTGGCGCAAAAACTCGAACAAGCGCGTGAAGACGGCTCACTGAACGCTAAACTGGTCAAAAACTTCAACATTTGGCGGCAAGCTACTGAAGACAGCTATCTTAATTTTGAAGACTGGAAGTCTGCCGAAACAGACGAAAAACCCGATTTACGCGGTCAAAAAGTCTGGTTCGGCATTGACGTTGGTCGCACGAGTGACTTATTTGCTATTACGTGGTTGGTTTTGCAGGAAGGCCACTGGTTCGCGGACGGTTATGCGTTCATAGCCAGCAAGGGTGGCATCGAAAACAAGATTAAAACCGACAAAATGGACTACCTAGCTGCCGAAAAACGTGGCGAGTGCGAAATTACCACGCTCGAATCGGGAATTATCGACAACGACCGCGTTTATGAGTGGCTGGAAGACTTCATCGAGCGTAACGACATTGACGTGCAGGGAATTTGCTATGATCCGTACCAATTCGGGCCAATGCTAACCACCATTGAAAAGAATCACCCCGAATGGCCGATGGTTGCGGTGCGTCAAGGCACGCTCACGTTGTCGATGCCGACTAAGCAGTTCAGAGATGACATTATTGGCGGCAAGATTCAGCATAGTGGCAACCAGCTAATGCAGATGGCCGCGATGAATGCCGTTCTAATGAGCGACAACAACGGCGTGCGAATAAATAAGAACAAATACGCCAATAAAATTGACATGATGGACGCACTACTAGACGCATACGCGATTGCGTTTACCGAAGACGTGGATGCGTTCTTGAATGACGAAGACGTGTTCAGTGATGATTTTGGATTCTAAGGGAGGCGATTGTATGAACCAAAAAATATTAACCGCCATGTACTGGCTGGTGACCAATATTGCCCCTATTCTTTTGCTTGCGGGGATGGCAATAATCACCATCGCCAGTTTTAGAATCTCCACTACGATCGGTTTGTATACGCTTGGCGGATTAATCGTGTTACTTGCCGCCGTTCTACTACTCCCCGATGAAAGGGGGTGATAAATAATGAAGTTATTTCGCAGTATTGATTACGCGACTAATGCAGACCCACACTGGGCAGGCAGTTTGCTCGACGAAGGTGTGTTACCGTCCACACGTCATGGCTACACCGGTATTGGTGCGTTACGCAATTCTGACGTGCTGACGGCTGTTTCGATTATCGCGGGTGATATTGGTCGGTTTCCGCTGGTCGTGGAAGACCGCAAGAACGATAAAATTGTCTCACTGGAAAACGTCGAATATCTGATGAACACCAAGGCGAACATCCGCCTGACTGCATACCAGTGGAAGTTCAGCATGGCGGTGAACGCAATCCTATCTGGTAACGCCTATTCGCGTATTGTTCGCGACCCGCTGACGGGCGAACCGGCGATGTTTGAGTTCTACGCACCATCGCAGACACAGATTGACGATAACGACCCCGCACATATCGTGTACCGGTTCACACCATACAATTCAGGCGTGCAGAAGGTGTGCCAAGCCGCAGATGTAATCCACTGGAAGTTCTTTAGCTACGACACAATCCGTGGCCGTTCGCCACTGTTGTCACTGGGACAAGAGATTGGCTTGCAAGATTCCGGTGTTTCCACGTTGCAAAAGTTCTTTGCTGACGGTCTGAAGGGCTCAATCATCAAGGCCAAGGGCAAGCTTGGAGCCGATGCCCGGCGCAAGATGCGCCAAGATTTCGAGAAGGCCCAGGCGGGCGCTTCTGCAGGTGCGCCAATCATCGTGGACGACACGATAGATTACACACCGCTTGAGGTCGACACGAACGTGCTGAACCTTATTACCAGCAACAACTATTCAACCGCCCAGATTGCCAAAGCTCTCCGCGTTCCGGCGTTTCGTTTGGCGCAGAACAGTCCTAACCAGTCGGTTAAGCAGTTATCTGACGACTACGTACAGAACGATTTGCCGTTTTACTTTATGCCGATTACGACCGAGTTTGAGATGAAACTACTCGATGACCAGCAACGCCATGACTATTCAATCAGCTTTGACACTAGTGCCGTTGCTGGTATGTCTGTCGATGATGTGGTTAAGCTCAAGAAAAACGGCGTAATCGTTGGTGATGAAAGTCGCAAGCGTTTGGGCATGAAGGCTACCGGCTTGCCAGATATGAACAAACTGGAAACTGACTTGAACACAATCTTCTTAGACCAGCGCAGTGTTTACCTCGCATCGAAGGGAGGTGATAAAAATGACAAAGGAAATTCGAACAACCACAACGCCAATGGAAATTCGGGAAGCGACTGATGACCAGCCAATGGTGATTGAAGGCTACGCGCTGAAATTCAATCGTGCATCTAGCCCGATGGGTTTCGGTGAATACACGTTCCGTGAGCAGATTGACCCGCACGCGCTCGACAATGCTGATATGCGTAACGCCGTGGCGCTGTTCAACCACGATCAGTCCCAAGTTCTCGGGCGCAATGGTGTGAACCTTGAACTGTCCGTGGACGAAACAGGTCTGCGGTACGTGCTCACGCCGCCAAACACCCAACTTGGTCGTGATTTGGTTGAAAACGTTCGTGCGGGCATTATCAGTCAGTCCAGTTTTGCGTTTACCATTCCGGACGATAGCGATGCTGAAAAATGGACACGTGATGGGGACGCGGAAGCGCCCTACAACCGTTTGATTCGCTCCATTGACCATATTTACGATGTTTCACCAGTTACCACACCGGCTTACCCTGATACTGAAGTAAAAGTCGGTGCACGGTCACTGGACGCAGTAAAAGCGCTCGATTTGCCGCCAAAGTGGCAGATTGAACGTGAAAAAATGATTTTGTTACAAGGTCTCGACTAGTCGGGTCCTATTTTTATACCCAAAAACAGGAGGTCAATTATGACTTTAGACGAAAAACTAGCTGCCATTAAGAAGCAGCTCGACGAAAAGCGGGCTTCTGCGGAAGCTCACAAGGCAGAAGTTCGCTCTCTGCTCGAACAGGACACTGAAGACGCTACTGCCAAGGCTAAGGAAGCACGCGCAGCGTTTGACAAGGAATCTGCCGAAATCAAGGGCTTGGAAGAAAAGCGCAGCCTTTATGAAGGCGCAATGGAAGGCAAGCAGGAACCAGCTAAGACTGTTGCCCACAAGCCAACCACTGACGAACGTCGCAAGGAAATCAACGCGTTCATCCGTAGCAAGGAACTGGGCAAGGAAATGAATATTCCAGCATACATGCTCCGTGACGGTGAAGCCTCCGCTGCCCCTACCACCACCGGTGTTAAGTCCGCGGACAACCAGTCCCTGATTCCAATTGACCAGTCCTACGTGCCACAGCGTGAATTGCAGACGGTCATTGACCTCAAGCCGTTCACCCACGTAATTCCCGCAAAGCACGCACAGGGCGTTTACCCAACGCTCAAGAACGTTACTGGTGTACTTCACACGGTTGCTGAACTGGAAAAGAACCCAACCCTTGCTAAGCCAGAATTTGACAAGGTCAACTGGTCTGTTGACACCTACCGTGGTGCGATTCCTATTTCCCAGGAAGACATTGACGACGCTGAAGCCGACCTTGTCGGGATTGTCAACGAAAACGGCCAGCAGCTCAAGCGCAACACCGCAAACTCTGCGATTGCAACCCTGCTCAAGGGCTTCACTGCTAAGACTGTTTCCTCCATTGATGACCTCAAGAAAATCAACAATGTAGAACTAGACCCTGCATACAACCGTGCGCTGATTGTCTCCCAGTCCTTCTACAACTTCCTTGACACCGTGAAGGACGGCAACGGTCGCTACTTGCTCCAAGATTCCATTATCAGCCCATCTGGCAAGACCGTTCTTGGTATGAGTGTTGTGGTCGTCGGTGACACCGTACTCGGCGCCGCTGGCGAAGCTCACGCCTTCCTTGGTGACCTGCCACGTGCAATTATCTTTGCAGACCGTGCAGACCTGGACATTCAGTGGGTTGACAACGACATCTACGGCAAGTACCTCCGCGCCGGTATGCGCTTTGGCGTAGCAACTGCCGACACCAAGGCCGGGTTCTTCTTGACCTACACCCCAAAAGCGTAGAGCCGGCTACTCCGGCATTTGACCCAAACGGCGACACTAAGCCAACTAGCAGTAACACGGTTGATGAAATCAAGGCATGGCTGACGGCGCACAGCATCGACTTCACTGGCAAGACCGTGAAGGCCGATTTGCTAGCGCTCGTTCCTGCTGAATAGAGGTGGTACAAATGGTTGACGAAGTAAAACACGCCGGCCTGACCGATGCGCAATTTGCGGTGCTTAAAATGTACTGCAAGATTGACCAAACTGTGGAAGATGACATGCTGGACGCGCTAATCTCCAGCGTTTCAACACAAATTGCCAGCGCCGTGCAGACTGGTACTGCCCCTGAATTACTGCTCGCAAAACCTGAAACACGTGACCGTTTTTTTACGGCGGTTATGAAGCAGGTCAAGGAAGAGTACGACTATCGCGGTGAAGGTGCCGACGTTATGCGCTACCCGCTGCTAGATACAGTCTCCGCTATCGTTAACCAGCTTCGAACGGAGGTGTCTGACGATGCGAACGACTAACATGCGCGAACGCATTACATTCATCTCGTATGGTCGAGGCATTGTGAACGGCGTGCCAACCAGCAACACCGAAACCGAGCACATGACGGTCTGGGCGGAAGTACCTAAGACGCCACTGCGTGAGGCCAGCAATGACCTGGGTATTCGCACCGAAAAACCCACGTTCATCGTGCGGTTTTTAACCGATGAGGACATCGAACCAACGTGGCGAATTAAGTGGCGCGGCAGTGAATACGAAATCACTGGCCTAGATCCAGATTATCAACGCCGCGACATTACGACTATTACTGCGAAGAAGGTGGGGTCATGAGTGTAACTGGCGATGGTGATTTGCTGGCGAAGATTCAGGCACTGGACAACGGCGTTCAACGTAACGCCCGCGCAGCAATTCGTGACGGTGCAGAGACATTCGCCGATGCTTTGAAGACTGACACGCCTGTCTGGTCGGGTGAAACCGATGACCCCACCCACATGCGTGACGACATTCGAGCAACGGGTGTGCGTGATCGTGGCGGGATTCTCGAATCTGACGTAGGTTACGGGACAGACACCGGTTACCGCGTGCACTTCCCAAACAACGGGACTAGCAAGCAGTCACCACAGCACTTCGTGGAAGAAGTCCAAGAACGCACGCGCGGCAAGGTACTAGAGACATTTTTGTCACACTTGAAGGTTGGTGGTTAGATGCTCGCATTAAATCTGGTTTATGACGCGCTTTTTGGTAGCGAACAATTAACGCAAAAACTCGAAGATGTGCGCGGAACCACCGACCCACTAGGTGGCATTTACATTGGTACACCGGATTTTGACAACACGACCGATGCGGATATTGTTGCACTCTCTCCGTGGATTAGGATTACCGATTTACCGGGGGATGAGACTACGGACGCGGACGATGATCGCTTCCTTGAATATCCACGCGTGCAGGTTGATTTTTGGTGCAAGAATGAACTCTTGCCGCAAGCGTCAGAAATTGACACGCTGATTCGCAAGGCAATGCATGGCGCAGGCTGGGAGCGGGTTTACCATCATTCAGATGTTGACCACGACACACCGCAACTGCGCATGGTAACAGCATATTTTCAATCACAAGGGATTCCCGTTTAGGGGTCTCTTTTTTAATTAGGAGGAAAAAACATGAGTGACGTAACTCCAAAGAAGCAAGCCAAATTTGGTGCTTCTGGATTTGAATACGGGATTGTCGGTGACGATGAACTCGTAAAGACAACGACTAAGGTTCCCGGCCTTAGTTCTGTAAAGATGGATATCAAGACCGAAACTAAGACTTTGGCCGCTGACGATGGCCCATACCTGATTCTGTCTGGTGGTATCACTGAAGCCACCGAAACCATCGAAAACTACGATGTTAACAGTCAGATGAAGAAGGACTTGTACAACATCAAGGTTGTAAATGGTGTGGAAGTCTACCCAAAGAACCTCACGCCAAACTACGTAGCAACGCTGTTCCGCACCAAGCTATCTGGCGGTGGTTACGTATGGGTTGGGATGCTCAAGGGTATGTTCAAGCTGCCTTCCGTTGACACTAAGACGGTTGACGGCACACCTGATCCAACGGCAGACTCCATCGAAGGTTCCTTCATTCCGCGTGGCGATTCTGACAATGGGAATGTTGTGCTGATTGGTCGAGAAGACAACGAAGGATTTAACTTCGAACAGTTCCACAAGTGGGTATTCCCTGCCGAAGCTGTTGACGCAACTATTACTGAAATCCCAAAAGCGTAGCGAAGACTAGATAGATAGCAAGCTCGCCTAGTAAATACACAGTAGGGCAACCGGCGGGCGATGGAGGAAAAAATATGTACGAAATCAGTTTGAACATTAACGGTCAGGTGAATAAGTTTGTACGCAACGGTGAACCCGGACTGGGTGACACCACTGCCGCACTCAAGGTTCAGCAACAGCAATTGCGCATGTACGCACGCGAAGACGGCCCAACGAATGCCGACTTTGACGCAAACGAAGCCAACCTTGCCAATTTCGCAGTGAACTTCTGGAACGGTCAATTCAGCCGTGCTGATGTAATCGCCGGTGCTACTAAGAGTTTGAAATCCCTTGATTCAATCAACAAGGCCATTGCGGATGCACTGGATGACGGCGAGGAATCGGAAGAACCAGCAAAAAAATCACAGACACGGACGTCCAAGAAGCGCTCAACAACATCTACGACTTCTACAAAGCCAGACTTGCAGACGGTTACAAACTAGCCGACATCGACAAGATGACGTTCCGTGATTTGAAGACCTTGAATGATATTTACGAAGAAAAGGAAACGACTATCGACAAAGCGTTCCCATTCTTATTTATGTAGAAAGGAGGTAAATTATGGCAGGAAGTTTAGGGCATTTGGCCGCCACTGTCTCACTGAACATTGACCCGTTTCGGGCATCAGCGCGCACGTTATCGTCCACAATCAAAGCCACAACCGCTGAACTGAAAGCACAGGACATCGCGTTCAAAGGTTCCGAAAAGTCCGTGAACGGGATGAAGACCGTATACGGAACTTTGGAACGTCAATCCAAGCAACTCCAGGCTCGATTGAAGGCCGAACAGCAAACCCTGAAGGAACGCTCCGAAGCGGTTGCTAAGGGCGGCGATGACATGGAGAAGCTCACAACTCGTGAGGCTAATGCCGCCGCCGCACTCAACAAGACTGCCGCCCAGATTGCCAACAACAAGAATCGCATGGAAGCACTGAACAAAGAGATTCTACTCCAATCATCATCGTGGACGAAACTCTCTGAAAAGGCGACCGCGTTTTCCAAAGTCACCGGCAAAATTGGTGGGGCGCTATCCAGTTTTGGTTCCAAGGCAACCATGGCCGTCACCGCTCCGCTGGCGGTTGGCTTTGCGACTGCGGCCAAGTCGGCAATCAACTTTAACAGTCAGATTGACAGTATCGGGCCGTTGCTGACTAATGGTGGTGCGATTACCGCAAAGTTCCGTGCGCAGCTTGATAAAATGGCAAGCTCGTCTAAGAAGTGGGCTTTGCAGTATGGGACTTCCACAACCGCCATTAATTCCGGGATGGAAGAAATGGTCAAGCGTGGTTATTCTGCCGAGCAGACGATGGGCGCCATGCCGTCAATCTTGGATGCAGCTAAAGCGTCCGGTGATGATTTTAATGACGTTATGCACGTGTCGACGTCCGTGCTCGAACAGTTCGGACTTAAATCAAGCTCAACTGCGGGTATGTTGAAGAACACTCAGCGCGTCACCGACTCTCTTACTTTGGTGGCCAATAAAACGGCCGCCGGATTCCAAGACATGGGCGAAGCGATGACATATGTCGGACCAGTTGCTAACTCTGCTGGTATCTCTCTTGAGCAGACTGCGGCCACTATCGGGCTTATGTCTAATCAGGAGATTGAGGGTTCTGTCGCTGGTACCGCACTTCGTGGTGCTTTGACTAGGTTGATGAAACCATCAAAGCAAAACATCGAAGGGTTCAGCGAACTTGGCGTTAAGGTTGCCGACTTTAAAAACGGCACTCTCACGCTGCCTGACATCATCGACACGATTCGCAAGAACACCGCTGGCTGGACGAAGGAGCAGAAAGCTTCTGCGATTGCACTTGCTTTTGGTACCAACGCTCAAGCCGGTATGAACGTGTTGATCAATGAAGGTGGGGATGCACTCCGCAGCATGACCAAGGACGCTAAAAACGCCAGTGGTACCACTGCGAAGATTGCTGAAACGATGAACCAAACGCAGGCCGCCAAGGTGGCTCGCTTTAAGGAATCTCTGAATGTTCTGGGGATAACCATCGGGCAAAAGCTACTGCCGGCACTGACGCCGTTGATTGAAAAAGGCACTCAGCTAATCAACACCTTTGCCAACATGGATAGCAAGACCCAGCAATCGATTATTCACTGGGCATTATTTGCGGCCGCAGTAGGGCCAGTAAGCTCAGCGCTTGGATCAGTGTTTAAGGTTATGTCCGGCACCGGTTCGGCTGTTGCGGCCGTTACTGGTGGATTAAGCCGAGCAACCACTGCCGCTAAGCTTGGCGCGGGCGGTTTCAGCATCATCAAATCCGCGTTTAGCAAGACAGCTTTTGAAGCACTCAAGGTTGCCCCCGCTGCTGGTATGGCTGCCGATGGACTAGGTGCTGCTGGCGCCGCTGGCACCGGTTTGCTTGCTTCGTTGGCACCAATTGCACCTGCAATTCTCGGTGTTGCCGCCGTTGCTGGTACGGGTTACGCCGCGTGGAAACTCTGGGGTGAAGGCGCTGTTCAATCAGCCAACCGCACCAAAGAGTGGGGTAGTGATATTGGCGCTTCTGCCGACAAGTCTGCCAGTGCGATGAAGAAGGCTTCCGGCGAAATCTCGGGTGCACTCGACAACACTAATCAGTCCACCAAGACTAACGCAAAGCAAATTGCAGAGGGCTTTAACTCGATGACGAAGGCGGCACAAAAGGCCGCCACTGAATCCGATAAAGCCGCTAAGAAACTTGCTAAGTCACTCGGTGGTTCTGCCGGTGACGCGTTACTAAAAGCCGCCGCTAAGGAAAAGGCCGCCAACGATAAGCGCATTGCACATATGAAGGCGAACGCTAAAAAAGCCGAATCCATCACTCGTTCTGCTAATAAGACCGGCGAAGCGCTGACTGCTGACCAGATTCAAATTCTGGATAATTTGCGCAAAGACGATGCAGAAAAAGCGGTTAAAACGTTGAAGCTATCAGGCTCCGAACAGAACAACGTTCTGAAGGCCATTCTCGGCGAAAAAACCAAGATGACTAAAGAACAAGCCGACAAACAGTTGCAGGATTCAATTCTGGCTTGGAACGATGAAGCGATTCAGAACAACAAAGCACAACATAAAATCAAAACGGAACTTAAAAACAACACCGCGGAAAGAAACGCCGCCCTCGAAGGGTTGGAAAAAGACCACCAGTCAAAACTGAACACGATTTATCAGGGCGCAATTCAGGCGATGAAGGCGCAAGGCTTGTCTAACCATGAAGCTCAGGAACAATTGCAGACTGACTTTGGTATCACAGCCACACAAGCATCAAAGGCAATGACGGCCTACACCACCGCGATGAGCAAGGGCGTTAACAGTAGCAAGCAGTTCGCGGCCGCTGTCTCTGATGGCATGACTAAGAACGTGCAGAAGGCTGGTAATGCGTGGAACTCGCTAGTACTTAACCCGAAAACAGGGAAGGTGAAAACGAACCTCAAAGAAGTTTTAGCGGACACCGCAAGTACCAAAGAAGGCTGGAAGCAGTTAATCTTTGAACTTAAATACGCAAAGATTAGTAGCAACGCCAAGCAAACGATCGTAGACGCATTAGCAGCTTCCGACCAGTGGAAGTCGATGCCAACTTGGGAGAAGACCGCTGTCATCATGACACAAGGCCGCGACCAGTTAGCACAGATTATGACTGATTTCGCTAATTGGGACCAGTTCAGCCTTAAAGAGCAGCAAGCTATTGTACATGGCGATTACACACCATTGGTTAACGCGCTGATTAAGAGCGGAGATTGGCAAAAACTCACGCTAAAAGAAAAAAAGGCGATTGTTAAGGATAAGGCCACGGTTCCGTTAGTCGATGCTCTGGACAAAATGGGCACTTGGGATAGTATGTCCGATTCTGAAAAGAATGCGGTCGTTAATGCCAAAGGTCTTCCACAGATTGCTGATTTGGCGATTAAGTATAAGGCTTACGACAAGTTACCTGATTCGACCAAGAAGGCAATGATGAATGACAAGGACATTCGGGAAAAGCTGATTAAGGCTGGAATTTTAATCGACAAGTATAACCTAAATAAGCCAAAAAAGAAGGTTGCGAATGCTGATACCAAGAACGCACAGAACAACTTTGGATTAGGGACAAAAGCTGTTGATAAGTACAAGAAGACAAGCCCTGGATCGACGAAAGTGGCTAAAGGTAAGGACAACACGTCAAAGGCTATTAATGCGGCCACCAAGAGCACTAAAGCATTCGCCGGTACTTCTGTCGGTGGCACAAAAGTTGCCATGGGTGCTGATTATGCTAGTCCAAGCCTGACAAAGGCTAAGGGGAGTGCAGATAGTTGGAGAAACTCTTCCACCGGCTCCACTAAGACTGCCAATGGGAAAGACAATGCTAGTAAGTCGCTTGGCAAAGCCCACCTTTCATGGAAGCGCATGGGTGGCAACGAGACAATCAGTAAGGTTGTGAACTTTGTCGCTAAAGGCGCTAATGCCGTTAAAAAGGTATTCGGGTTCAAGAACGGTACAACTGACCTTCAGCAATCCCTTGCTATGGTTAACGATGCCACCGGTAGTATTTTTCGCGAAGCCATCACACTTCCGTCCGGTGAAACATTTATCCCGCGTGAACGTAATACCGTTCTAGCGCTGCCACGCCACACGCGTATTGAAACTGCAACTGCCACCGCTCGTAAGTACGGTATTCCACGGTTTGCTAATGGAACAACGGACTTCACCGGTGCCACCAGCACATTGCAGAACCTGCACAGTCAAACAGTACAATCTATTAACGTGCAGTCTGCATCTACCGACAGCGGTGTATCAAAAGCGCTCAAGACGCTCAATGTGCTAGTTGCCGAACTGCTGGAATACACACCTTCAATAGAGGGAACTGTTCAACTAGATAACGGCCGCGAGGTCGGAAGGTGGGCGGCAAAAGGTGTTAGCGAAGAGCAAGCACGCACAAGTCACATGTATAACCGTAATAGAGGGGTGGTTAACTAATGACGATCATGTATTTTAATGGTAATAAAATTGGTGACCGGTTTTTACAGTTCAATCCGAAACGGGGAATCCTCCCCGAAGTGGAAAATACGGTGGTCACTGTTGGTCGTTCTAACGGTGGCCGTTTTCAATATGGGCGTTTTAAGCCACGCGTAATTACTGTGGATTATGATGTGTCAACAATCTCACAGCGCGAGTTTGAAAAGCGTATGGCACCGCTACTGTACACTAGCGAACCCGCAAAGCTGGTATTCTCGGATGCACCGAATGAATACTGGATGGCAAAAGTTGATGGTTCAATCAGTTTGGAACGGGCTTATTATCTTGGTTCAGGTACGATCAATTTCATCGTTCCAGATGGTCTCGCCCACGCGGTGACCCCGAAGACGTTCACGCAAGATGCTGACGGCACGGTGACCATCAAAAACGAGGGCACGGGTCCAAGTTATCCGCTCATTCATTGTGTGATGCACGGTGACAACGGCATTGCGGCCTTGGCTAACGATGCGGGTGGCGCGTTGCAGTTTGGTGATGCCGAGGAAGTGGATGAAGTGTCCCATCTGCGGTCAGATAAGGTGACCAGCGTCGATTTTCGCAGTAAGCCGGCCAGTGGTATCGACTACAATACTGGTGCACTCGAGTATGCGGCAATGGCTGACGGCACACCCAACGTCATGACTGGCAGCGTCAATTGGGACTACTCTGATGAAGCAGCGTCACCAGTATTTAGCGGTGACAATGTGAAGGCTTGGAACGGCCCCAGCATGCACGGCACGATTAAACCTAACTATGCGGGCACCAACGTAGGCGACTTCCAATTCTGGAATCGTTTTGGCACGTACCCAACGGCTAAAGGTCGTTTCCGGATGACATTCATTCTGCAGTCCGGAGACACACCGGTGGTCACCATGAATATCAGGTCGTCCGTCACATCACGTGACGACCTGATTATGGATTGCGTGGTTAATGGGATTCCCAACCATGCAATTACGTTGGACCGCAAGAAGTTTACCAAGGGCTGGCAGGAATGCCAGCTTAACCGTAAAGGTGACCAAATCACGTTTTTGTTTGGCCAGATTAAGTCATACGTGGCTGGGTCTAACGGCACAACCAAGGACACTGCTACCCAGAATTACACCATCACAGTTGATGGTATTGGTGACACGGCAATTGATAGCTGGACACTGTGGGCAGCACGATACCAGAACAGCAACGTGCCTACTTTGTGGTGGGCAAACACGTTGTTCCGTTGGGTCAATGAAACTGAATGGGACGATGTGCCCAACCTGTATTCTGACGGCGACGAACTGGTGATTGATACCAAGCAACGCAAGGCGTTTTTGAACGGCGTTGACACCGGCTGGTATGTCCCGGGAAATGGCTGGGACGACTTTATTGTAAATAAACCACAGATGGTAATTCAGCCCATGCAATCAGAATGGGCAGAACCAATGACTGTGACCGTTGAGCTTGAGGAGGCGTTTGTCTAATGGATTTTTACTTTACTGATCGGCAACGCAATTTAATCGAGGTTGCGACCACAGGCGGGGCGACCGGCTTCGCTCTGACCAATGACGCGGACAAGGAGTCCATCGACGCGGCAACGCGGTCTTTTACAGCCGACATCAACTATCCGCAAGGGCAGGCGAGTCGAGCAGCTGAAATGGGCGCGGTTGGGAACTTCATCCTATTTTGGGATGAAGTACGCAGTGAAACGGTTTTTATGGAAATTGTGGAGTCCACACACGATGCAAAGAGCATGGTACAGACTATCGCCGCCGAGGATGACGGGGCTGATTTGTTAGATGAGACGGTGGGCGCGTACAAGGCCGACAAGGCTTATACGATTGCCGACTACATCGCGCGCTTTACGGAGGACTCTGGCTGGAAAATCGGGATCAACGAGATTCCCAACCTGACGCGAACGCTCACGTGGGATTCCACTGACGAAACGGCAACAGCAAGAATCTTAAGCGTGGCCACGCAATTTGACAATGCGGAGCTGCGCTTTTCTTATGGCGACGATGGCAGCAAGTACATCAACATCTACAAGCACCGTGGGGCAGACAAGGGTACTGCACTCTACCTGAACCGCGACATCAACAACATCACAACGACCAGCAATATTTACTACCTGATGACTAGCGTGAAGGCCACCGGTGGCACGCCAGAGGGCAAAGACAAGCCAATCACGCTGGCGGGGTACAAGTGGACTGACCCAGATGGTCGCTACGTTTTAACTGGTGGCGGATGGCTACAAGATACGGTGGCCAACCAAAGCTGGTCGCGCATTCTCACCGAGAAGACCGCACACTACATCAACCGCACGAAGACGTATGAGGCGACCACGCAAGCTGCGTTACTGCAGTCGGCGTTGAGCGACCTCAAAAAGTACGCCACGCCAACCGTGAACTACGAAGTCGACATCGCCATTTTGCCGGATGGTGTCGAAATCGGGGACACGCTGCACATCGTGAATGATGATGAATCGGAGTACTTGTCGGCGCGTGTTCTGGAGTTAACGCGCTGCTACTCTGATGGCAGTGCCACGGCCGTTTTGGGGGACTACCTGATTGAAGCCAATCAGGTTAATGCCAGCATTCAGGCACTTGCTGACCAGATGAAGTACATCAAACTGTCCCAGTATTACCCATGGACGCGCTACGCTGACGATGACAATGGTACTGGCATAAGCACCCTGCCCGCCGGCAAAAAGTACATGGCCACCGTTTGGGGTAAGACCGCGGTGCCAAGTGATGACCCGGCTGATTATGCTAACCATTGGGCGCTCATTGTTGGACAAGACGGCAAAGATGGCGCCACTGGTACTGCCGGGACACCGGGGCTGGATGGCAAGACGCCATACAGTCACATCGCATACGCACAGAGTGTCGACGGCACCATTGGATTCAGCACTTCTGATGCCACCGGTGCCACTTATCTAGGTACTTGCTCCGACTTTACGCAGGCAGACCCAACCGACCCCAGCGCCTACACATGGGCATACTTTCAGGGGCCGAAGGGTGATAAGGGGGACACTGGTAATGATGGTGCCCCGGGTAAAGATGGCGTGGGCGTCAAGTCGACCACAGTCAGCTATGCCATTTCTGATGAGGGTACAGCGACGCCAATCACCAC